GTTACGGTAGGTGGCGTGGAGAGATTGGTAAATCTCTTCGGCGACACTTATACCGTTGGTATAACTGACGCCTTACGCGCCACCGAAGTAACTTCGGGGACCACTCGTAGGCGTAAGCCTCCGATATGGTGTAGTCCAACTGATTACACCATGAGATACTTTTTATACCGTCGTGCCGTAGGGAGCGTTGAATATACTAGGCGATCTGATGGGAAACAATCCATCTGGTCGGGCGTGGTCGGTGGTAACAGCTTCAACAGCCGCCAACACTTCGACCTTTGCGCCTCTAGTAACTTCGACGCTTTGTACGACTCCTCTCTTCCTAACCGTGCCCTTATAAAGGCCCGGATAAAGATGAAGCAGGCGTCGGTCAACCTCGGCGTAGCTTTTGCAGAGCGTGATGCTGCTGCTAAGCTACTAGGCGATACGGCCCGTCGTATAGCTCGCTCTTTCAGTAATCTGAGAAGAGGCCAAGTTCGCGCAGCAATGCGTGACCTTGGTATAGCGAATGCACGTCGAGAACCTCGAGGGAATAATATTCCCCAGAAGTGGCTCGAAATGCAGTACGGCTGGAAACCTTTGCTCTCCGATGTTTACGGAGCATGTGAGGCCTTGAGTAAGGCTCCACGTAGTGACTGGAGAGTCACAGCGAAGGCGCAGCTCTCTACGGATCGGGACTACTTTCGGCGTACATCAAACGCTGAAGGTGGACTTGGTTCAGGGTTCTGCGTAGCGAAGGCTCAGTCCGGTGCGTTTGTTCGCATCGATGCTCTGCCTTCTAACGACCTAATAATGTCGTTGAGTTCCCTTGGGGTAACTAACCCACTCTTAATCGGGTGGGAGCTGGTTCCATTTTCCTTTGTTGTTGATTGGGCTTTACCAGTCGGTCAGTGGCTCGAATCAATCGATGCCTTACTGGGTTTTGGGTCTGCCACAACATCTTCCTCTTCGTACTTAAAGTGCGATTGGGTTGATAGTGGTTTACCTTTTACCGAACCGAATGGCGATCGCTGGATCAACAACTGGGTCGGGAGTCAGCGTGTTGTAGAAGTTAGGAGATCCGCGTCGCAAGGCGTGCCTCTTCCGACTTTTCCAAGTATTAAAAATCCTTGGTCCCTAGGGCATATGGCCAATGGTCTGGCGTTACTCACCCAGGTCTTTGGTCGACGTTAATCCATTAACTGTAGAGGTATAACTCGCTATGCCAGCGATTGCTGCATTGTCCATTAATGATGGACAGACCACACCGGTTGCTCACTCCTTTGCTCCCGTCACTACTGACGGAAGCTTGGCGAAGTGGGCTGACCGATCCCCGTCGATTCCTTCTGGGTTCCGTACGATCTCTTATGAGGTCGCACCCCCTTCTGGGTCACGGACCACCAATAAACTACAGATGGGTCTTATGAACCCGACTGTAGCTACGGTGAATAGTGTCGATCAGGTGGTCAGGTATTCGAGTGCTCAGATTACTCTGAACATTCACCCTGACGCCACGCTCCAGGAGCGGAAGGACCTACTCGCGTATTGCATCAATTTCTTGAGCAATGCAACGGTTAAGTCTTCTGTGGAAAACCTTGAACCCTTCTATTAAGTCGGATTCTCCGGCTATTAGGAAGTGGCGCATCGTAGCGAAAGTTATAGTGCGCTTACTCGAGCTTGCTGCCTCCGTAATAATACGGAAACGCGGGCTTTGAGTTTGTTCGATCTTTTCCCTCCTTAAAAGGATGTCCAAATGGCACATAAACGCGCCACTGGTGCTGGTTTCGGTTTCTCAAATCAGAAGTTCCTTGAGCTTCTTTCGAGCTCTACTGGCATATCGCCAGTAGGGGAACTCGGAAGGGAAACTCCTCTAGATCTTTCGACTCTAGAGGCTGCTCGAGGCTCTCTTCTGCTAAGAGAAGTGTTTTCTAAGTACGATGATGGTAAGCCATCACCCGAAAAGGAATCATCTACGTGGAAGAGATTCCACGAGGCCGAGGACTTATGTCGCGACACAAACCTGTGGGTCTCAAAAACTTTTCGGTATGATCCTTTTTGGAGGAACGTATCGATGAGGATGAGAGACCTTCTAGGGTCGTTTTCGTGGGATGAGTGTGCACGAGGATTCGGCTTTGGGCCTGGTTCTACAACCAGGTTACCTCGCCGACTTTCTCAAGCAGCCTATAAGTACTCTGGTATACCAGAGAGCACTTTAGGGAATGCTGCCCTTGCTTCATGTGCAATTCGCATGAATCCGATGTGGAAACATATCGTATGCTCTAGCATAGAGGGCCCCGAGACACTAGTAAAAGTGGTCCCGGGGAACAGCATTATTACCGTTCCTAAGAACTATAAGACTGATCGAACCATTGCCAAAGAGCCTTGTATGAATATCTATATTCAGAAGGGCATCGGGCAGTGCATTAGGTCTCGTCTTAAGCGCGTAGGTATTGATCTTAACGATCAACGGCGTAACCAGGAAGGTGCCCGATTAGGGTCCCTCACTGGACAGTTAGCTACCATCGATTTATCGATGGCTAGTGATACTGTATCGCTTGAGCTCGTTAGCTTTCTCCTACCTAACGACTGGTGGTGGGCACTTGAGCAGTGCCGATCACCGGTTGGCGTTCTTCCATCTGGTGAGACATTAGTCTACCAGAAGGTCTCGTCCATGGGTAATGGGTTTACATTCGAGCTGGAGACGCTTCTTTTCTGGAGCATCTGTCAGCAAGTTTGTTGCCCAAACGTGAACGAGAAGGACAGTCGTGTCCTTGTCTATGGGGACGATATTGTAGTCCCTACAGACCAAGCGGATTCCGTTCTGTATCGTCTCTGGCAAGCGGGCTTTAAGCCTAACCTTGACAAGACTTTTACAAGCGGGCCGTACAGAGAAAGTTGTGGAAAACACTACTTTCAAGGATGCGATATTACCCCGTTTTACGTCAGAAGGCCGGTTCGCAGCTTAGATCGATTATTCCTCGTTCATAACAACGTTTATCGTTGGTCTGAGCGGACGGGAGTCGATCTAAAGGAAGTCCTTACAAGACTTCGTAAGCTGGCCCCGGCTCGATGGCGTGAACCCCGCCTTCCAGATGGATTCGGCGATGGTGCCTTCATTGGCGCCGTCGACGAACTTCGTCTAGATCCTCATCCTTATGGGTGGGAGTTTTGGCAGGTCCGGGCTTTAGCTGTTTCACAACAGCGACTAGCCGACGACCTTCCAGTTGGGCAGATGATTGCATCATTGATGCAGTTATCTCTTGTGGTGAATTCTCCTTTCGAACGTGAGTTTGGAATAGAGGAACACCCCGAGGGGCTTCCCGTGAGGGAAGGGGGGGTCAGAGAGGTTGAAATCTCTGTCCCGC